CCAGTGGGAAAAAGGTTTGGTTTTTAGCACTAAAAACTGCTCCTCAATCAAAAAAAATTAAAAATTGAGGCACTTTAGATGTGCTAGCCTCAGAGAACATCCAAAAATTTTGACGCACCTACTGCAATAGGATTGCCAGAAATTTGGGCTGCTTTCTGAATAGCTGGGGCATATTGTTTTGCTATGCCTAATGCTTTGGAAAAGAAATTTGTAATCATTCCAAGATGTAATGGATTCTCATTTAAAACTCTATTATTTCTAAAAAAATTATCAAGATTTTGAACTACCATCTCTGAAGAAAATTGTGTCTTAACTTCTGTTACTTGTTGATTCTTTGTTAACATCTCAAACATATCACAAACTGTAGTTTTGAAAGTTGCAACACCAGTAGTGGCATTGTATGGAAATTGTACAAAAACCACAGTATATGGTTGAACTCCTCGCCATGTATGATCTATACTACGGAATTGTTTAGCATTAATTGTATCTAGTTTAAAAGGTGCTGAATAAGTTCCTTTCTCTGCTGCAAAAGACTTTGCTCCTGGAAAAGAACTAAAAGAATTAGCACCCAAAACAAGTGCTTCACTAGGATATGATTGAGTATACATTTGTCCAGCTAATAAAGTACCTTGTTGGTAAAGTTGAGGTGAAACATTAGTCATAAGAATAGAACTTGAGATATTCCTATAACTATTATATAATCCTGACAAAGCTGTATAAGAATTAACAGATTGTCCAATTAACCAACCGTTAGGTGTATAAAATGCAGGTGAATTGACATAAGCAGGATTATTTCCTGCTGAATAAGTAACAATACATCTTCTAAGTGTAACATTTCCAGAAGATCCTACAGCTCTTATATAGAAACCCAGTAACCCATCATATGTAAAACCTGCTGTGTCCCATTGAGCTGTTAATTGCCACTGGGCTGTACCAACTGGTGCTGTTAAAGTTAAAGCACTCACCGACATTGCTATGTTACCTTGTGAAACTAATGCTGTCACGGTAACAGATCCTGTATTTCCCCAATTAGAAAACATTTCTAATGTAAATTGAAAACTCTCATTAGTACTACATGACAAAGGTATTGCTGCTCCTTGTGCAAATGAATACAATGCTGAATTACTTGAAGAACTATCATTCCAAACATTTCCATCTGCATCAAACCTATTTGAAGGGTTAATCATATAACTTCCATTTTGACCATCAGAAGCTACAGCTGTCCTCATTGGAATAACAATAGAAGTAAATGGTGCGAATCTTGCGGGCAAACTCTCACCATTTGGTGATGCGGACTCAATTTTGTCAGACAAACGACTATCACTATCAGTAGAACTATAATCAGAGAAATCAGCTAACGTAAAAACCATTAGACTTGGTATCTGTCTAACTATACTATAATACTGTACTTCAGGTGTTCCACAATGCATTATACATTGATACTGAGTATTACCAAAAGCTACACAATTAATAGAACTTGTAGTAAATGCTTTTGTAACACCAGTATTCCTTGATAATCCATCAGGATACCTTTGAATAGCATCACAATTATAAGGGTCCATAATTTGTTTCAATAAGACTTTATACAGTTGAAACTCAATTGGTGATAAAGTCATCATTGGTTGCATAGGTCTTTTTCTCTTCATCCTCTTGGATCTCTTTATCAACTTCCCTATATCTTCAGATATGTTTTGTTCTTTTACTTTCTTTTGTAAATCTTTGATTTGTTGTTCCATAGACAATTTACTTTTTTCTTTCTTTTTATGTGTCAGAACTTTATCTTTTTCAAATGTCTCTAAAACTATTTGTTTTCCCCCTCTATATCCTTTTTTAGCATTAATTTCAATACTTTGTAAATTGAAATTTGTAACATCCATATTCTTAATTGTTGTTGGCAACACTCCTATTAAAGTTAAAGAAATAGCATGAAGATGCTGAGGATCAATAGATAACTTATATAAGGGTGAATCTGCAACAACAATATTTGTTTGAAACGCTCCATCATCAATAAAAAAAGATATTCCATTATTACTTGCATAATCTGTTAGATTCTTGAATGTAAAAGGAATGTTTGCTGCTTGAGGTAATCCTGCGGCTAACAATAATGCTGGAAAACAATACAATTTTTCTCTTACCTGATCGAGTAAACCACTCTTTATCATTTTATTCCCTGTATCTGTTGCAACATCCTCTAATGATTCCAGGTAAAATTTATTTCCATTTAATATATCAACACAAATAGAATCATATTGTGTAGTTGTTAAAGATAATTGTGACAACATGTACTTCACTAATGGAAAAAAGAAGGTTTCATAATGTTGATGAAAATACAAAAATTGACACTTGGTAACAAGAGTTTGAGCTATTTCATAATCATTCAAATTTTTATTAATGTAAAGCATATCAACCAATATTCTCTCCATATTCCATGTAGGTCTACCTTGATTTATTGTACAACCCATTAAATCAAAATCTTTTTCATCTATAAATTCCCACATTTTTAATACTAAACCATATTGCAAGAACCACTTCTTACAATAATCTATATCAATGGGAGAACTAACCACAAAGTGTGCATCATCGCCACATCCCTTAAAATCATATAAAATGATACCTAATTCCTGGAAAAACTTTAGGAAAAAAGCAATCATTAAAATTGTTTCATCTTCAGAGGTGTTAGCATGCCCACTAGGATAACCATTAATTGATCTACCTTGTCTTAACAAACCATTACTGTCTAAATATTTGTAAAAAAAATTTGATACACACATAATTTCATCATCACCAAAACAATGATCTTGATACAAAAATGCATTTCTAATAGTATATATCAGTGTTATCATCTCAGGTGTTATACATCTATCCATCCTTGAAACATCAACTTGGTAGACATATCTTCCTGATGAAACATTAATCACTGATTCAGAAAATACTAATTGCATAGAAATACGCATATCTTCTTCCTTAAGCATTATTCCCTTTTGAGCTAATTGTTTATTGAAATTCAAACTTTTACTTTTCATTCTAAACAAAAGTTGTGGTGAGGTATTTAAAATTGCTCTATACTCTTTCTTCTCCAACTTTTCTTTCTTAGAAACTTCATCTTTTATCATAATAAAAAAACTAGCATCAAATTCCTTCTCATCAAAAGTAAGTAAAACACTATTTTGACGATTTTTTAAATCAGCATAACCTGGACCTGGACTATTCTTCACAAGTTCACTATCTTCAATAACTTCTACCAAAGATTTGGCGAAATGTGATTTAATGCCTATTTTTTTAAAATAATTAACTGTTAAATCAACCAACTCATCAAAATGAAATTCTTTACATTCATTTTTTGTTTCATAAAATTTAACAATAGGTTCTCTTGGTAAAGTTGAAGAACAATATGTGTATTTTTCACGTAAATCTTTTCCAAAAAATTTTTGTGTTTCTTCTAAAATATAAGTTTTAAATTGGCTCTCTTGATTTTTATCCTTAAGTTGAACTTTTTGAGCTGCTTCATTTTTAATTGCACACAAAGCAAAGCCTGTGGCAAATTTATTTTTTGTTTTTTCAATTTCACCAGTAGCATGTATGCCAATAACGCAATATTTATTTTCAGGTGTTTTAGTAAAAATCAAACTTCCACTATCTCCAGGCTTAGTATTAGCATTATATGTAATTTGTGAATTTACTGGATTAAACTTAAAATCTGTTAAAGCCACTGGTTCATAATTACAGCTTCTAGCTAACATCATGGGTATAGACGAATTTTTATCATTTATATCTTTTGTAACTATATTTCTGACAACAGCTGGTGAATAATCTAAACGCATTGGAGGAGAAATTCCTTTTCCTTGATAAAATTTGTTATCAAAACCATCTTCAACCGGTTTTAGCAACCAGTAATCTTTTCCTTCAATAACTAAAAATATTTTAAATTCAACAAATTTAAATTCCAATGTAGTATCAACTCTTGCTATTTGTAGTCTAATTATAGAATTTTGAGTTAATTTTTCTGTTGTTTGACAATGATAAGGCAAATTATTAGTAACTAATAAAGGACACCCATCAGATACAACTCTAAAACCCATAACTTCAAATTTATTATACTTAACTATAAACAGCGTAGATTTAAGGGAGGATAATTCATTTGCACTAGGTAAAACCATTGCTTCTGATTTTGTTGCAAAAACCTTTTTAAAACCATCTTTAGAAAAAGCATTAAATAATAAATAAATTAATTGTTTTTTATTTTTATCCATTTTTTCATAAAATTCCACAATATTACTCTGATTTAAATTTCTTATCTCACAATATTTTTTAAAAAGATGTATTTCACTTTCATCGTATTTATCAATGGTAGAATTAATCTTAAAAGGTAACATTTGTTCAAAACTTGCTCCAAAACAATTATTACAGTAGCAAGATTCACTGTTACAAAATTCTTTTTGGAAAACTTTCACAGGCACATCAGTAGATAAAGTGTTCTTTGACATAGATGCTAAATAAATTCGTTGATAGAAATCCTCAGAATATTGAGTATCTCCTTTTGCGTTCTTTTCAAATATTTTCTTTATTTGTTCTAAAGTCAAATATGGTTGTTGTTCCTTCTTTGGTAAATCTATACTCTGAACTGGTCTATGTTTTAAACTTTGATGAAGCTTAGTATCAGCTTTCTTCTCTTCAAACAAATGGACCAAACTAGAATCATGATTAAAAACACTCTCCATTTCTTGTTGTGTTAATTCATGAGAATGTTTACGATACCCTCTTTTTGATCTACCATATGAAACATCAAATTTGTCTGCTGAATCTTCCATATAACTACTATAATTCTTTGCATTGTTATAAAAATCCTCAGAAATAAAATTTTTTGAACGTGCGTAATTTGTACCATTTAAATATGAAATAGCCATCATAGATTGCATTGTATAATCATCGACCTCATAACCCATCTGATCAATAACATCAAATTGCTTATGTAAATCTTGCATAACACTCTGTTTATGATAAGCATTTTCATAAATTTTATCATCTAACTCATACCAATAACCTTTATATTTAAACTTTCTCTTTTTTTTGTGAGAAACATCAAATATCTCATCATCAAATTTATAGGACTCTTTCTTATCTTCTTCCTCAGCAACAGTATTAACAGTAATTTCTTTTATATTCAAATTTAGTTGCTCATTAATTTGTTCTTTGGTATCTTTTGAGTGCAATTGTTCAGTACTTTTTTCCACAATTTTAACATGTTTATTAATATGTTCTATAGTTTTAACATGTTTATCCTCAAAACCTAATTTCTTTCTCAAAGATCTTTTTGTGGTATAACCAAAAATACTACATATATCATCAAAATATTTATAAATATAATATAAAGCTATAGATAATAACAATAAAGGTACAAAGATCTTTAATATACGTTGTGAATTAACAGGAAACTTAAAGAAATTCTTAGACTTAGGACAATCAACCAACTCCAATAAACACTGTCTAGTAGAGGTTAACAATGTTATGCAAAAGCAAACAAATATTGATCTTACTGAATGAACTTCTTTTTCCTTATCAGTCAGAGTAACTACCTCCTCATCAAATTGAAAAGGTTGGAAATAACTTGAAACATCATTGACAACACTTTTGGTGTAACTCTTTACTGTTTGTTTAATTTCAGAAAACTTAAATTCATTCTTTGTATTAATTGTAGTTCTAGCTCTAACAACAACACCTTTTGGTAAATTTATCCTAAAATTAAACTTCCCGACAGAATAGCAACAATGCTCAACATCAACTCTGTTAGAAACACAAATGAATGTCGAATCCAAATCAATATACACTGGTGTCTCAACTCCTAAATCAATAACTCTAATCAATGAAACATGACCAGATTTATATACAGCTCTCAACAACACAGTGTTAAAATGTGATAATAATTCTTTATCATCCATCTTATGGTTGGTCGGTCTCATGAGTGCTTTAAATTTATCAAAATTAATTAATTGATATGTTGACATAACATCATTTTTAAAAAAAACTATAGTTACGTCAGCTGCACTAGTAATTTCATTTCTCTCATAATTAACACAAGGTTCTAATAAAACACCTGGTAAATGTATGGGTATAAAACTGCCTTCATGAGATCTCATTTCTGGAAAATGGAATAAAACATCATCATTATTTTCATAAGGATAGAAATGCTTAATTATATTAGCTTGACCTAAGTACCATCTTGCACGCGAGTAAACTTTATCATTTGAATAATATTCAAAAGGCTTAGCTAACTTGTTCAAGACTTTTGTTACAACATTTCCATTTTTTTTTTCGTTATTATTATTATTAACTTGCTCTTCTTCCTCTTCTTCTTCTTCTTGCTCTTGTTGTTCGTTTTCTACTTCAGGTATGGCTATAACTGAATCATCAATTTTTGGTGCATAATTAACAATTTTTTTTTCTAAATTATCTATACCATCAGCCAAATCACTAAAACAAGTTACCTGATCAAATCGATCATTAAAAGGTCTGACCACTATTTGCTGACCTGGAAAAAAAAATCAATTATACGATATTTATTTCTAGATTTTAAAACCACAAACATTTTTCGAAAATCAATGGTTGTCATTAAATGAACAGCTTTATAAAAACTTATAGCTAACAATAAATTTTTCATCGCATCATATATAAGTGAACCGAATTTTTCTCTCTTAATATTTTTCTGTGCTTCAGTTTCTACAGCTACACCATTTTCAAATTTTGTTTCTTTTCTATACAAACAAATAATATTGTGTATCAATTTCCCTATTTCATAACCAAAATAAATTATAAATATATGTTTTAAAAACCACCATATATTAGACACATTCTGGTTCCTTCTCACCGCACTCCCCGTATTTGGTAATACTCTTTCAACGATATTAATATGTTTATCGAAAAAAGCTGAAATAAAACTCCAACTACTCAATAAACAAAAATGAACAAAAAATACTATCAATTGACTTACAGCCATAACCTGCCATTTCTTGAGAGCTAATCCATTATAATAAAAATAACTCGACTCAATGGCATCACCAGTCATAAAATCAATTAAATAAATAATTGTCCAAAGAATTGTTAAACCAAAATAGTTTAAAGAATGCAACATTGGAAAATTACATGTTAACAATGCTAACATGAAACAAATTATATCTTTTAACAATATAAAAACAATTTTTAAAAAATCATAGTAAACTACAACTTTGAATAATACAGAAAAGTTGGAAAACCC